CTAAAAGCTCCTAAAAAGTGTGGAAATATTGTGTTTTTAGAGCCTAAACCTCAATCAGAGGTATTGACACCCCCTAAAAATGAAAATGAGTCTGTACATCTAGCGCACAGCGTACAATGGGAACCTCTTGAAAATTCCTTGATTTTTTTTCCATCATGGTTACAACATGAAGTACAAACAAATTGTTCTAATGATGACCGAGTTATCATTAGTTTTAATATAAATTGGAGAAACGAAGATGCCGATAGTTGAACCTGCTGAATTACTAGGTCACATTACAACCTCTGATGGAAGACAGATTCCACACTACAAAGTTAAAACCGAAACTACAATTACACATGTTGATACAGGTGCAGAATATGAATCAGAAGCAGCTATGCAAGCTGATATAGATGATCCAAATACTTCTACAACTGCTGAAAAGATAAGAAGAGATGTAAAAGTTTTTGCTCCTTCGTTAGCAGACATGTTGGGAGAAACTCCAGAGTAGTTTGTACATTGCAGCGAATATAGACGACTGCGCTCTTGTAATAAATGACTTCTTACCTTTAGAGCTTTTTGAATCCGTATGTAATTACGATTACAATTCTAAATACTCAGATAAGTCTGCTACAAAATTATGGAGTGAAGGTCTTTACAAAGATGATAAAGGCGTAAAAACTTTAGAATCAGTGGTATCTCTATATGGTATTGCTTCAATCAAAGAAGACAAAATAGAAAGCGAAGAAAGTATTTTTAGAGATGTTTTACAAATACTTAAAGATTGTGTTTACATACCTTATCAAAAAAAATCAGAAATAAGATTAAATTATTATGAATATCAAAAGCATTCAGGGATAAACTGGCATGATGATGGTAATGACACATTGAATTACTCTTTTTACATACACAAAGAATGGAACGAAAATTGGGGCGGAGAAACTTTAATTGATACAAACAGAGGTTTGCCTCTATCAATCACTCCACATCCTAATTCAATAGTTATAATTAAATCTGGTACTAGACATAAAGTTTGTTCTGTAGTAGGACCTGAAAAAAGAAAAGTTTTACAAATAAAAGGAAGACATTATAAATAATTGTGACAGTCGGTGTAAACATATCACACGACTCTTCAATATGTATTAAAGATAATAATACAATTGATTTTTTTGAAGAAAGTCGTTTTAGTAAAAATAAATATTGGGAACCAACCAAAGAAGATTTTATTTTTAGTTCTTTTAAAAACATAAATAACTTTGATGACACTTTTATTTTTGCTTCTTATGGTAGAGAAAATAAAGGCGATGAAGAAATAATTAAAAATATATGTAAAAAATATAATATAAAAAATTATTTTTTTAATTCTTTTTCACATCACATATATCATGCTTGCTCTGCCTTCTATGCCTCTTCTTTCAATGAAGCTTTATGTGTTGTTGTAGATGGTTATGGATCAAGGCTGCCTCATCAAAATACTTTTCAAGAAGTGGATAGTATTTATTATATTGATAACACTTGCATAAAACCAAAATATAAAAATTACAGTAATGCCCGGTATTCTACTTTATGGTCTAATTTTGACGATAGAGAAAAACTTCTACATTTAATTCATCAAGTGTGGGAAAACTTAACTGAAGATAAATTAAACAATAGTTATTATATGGATAATGATTGTTTAAAAAGAATGACAAGTTTTTACAATCCTGGATTATTATTTAATCATTTATGTACAACTTTACATTTTTATGACAAAAAAACTCACCATGCAAAAGCTGGTGAAGCTATGGGCTTATCTTCTTATGGCAAAAATTATGGAAAAAGAGATGAAGATTTATGTAAACAAGTTCAAGAAGCTACTGAAAAATATACAATAGAATTAATAGAAAAAGCTTTAACATATAGTGATACACGAAACATTGTTTTATCAGGTGGTTATTTTTTAAATTGTGTCAACAATTATAAATACACTCAATACTTTAAAAATATTAATTTTTTTGTAGATCCTTGTCCTCATGACGGAGGAACAGCTTTAGGAGCAGCCGTTTGGTATGATTATTACAGATAAAGAAGAAGCAATAAATAAAATTTTAGAGCAACAAGTTGTTGCTATTTTTCAAGATAGTTCTGAATACGGACCACGGGCTTTGGGTAATAGATCTTTATTGTTTGACCCTAGAAACAAAAATGGCAAAGATATTGTTAACAAAATAAAAAGAAGAGAATGGTTTAGACCTTTTGCTGGAACTGTATTACTTGAACATGCACATGATTGGTTTGATATGGGAACTATAAAAGAATCACCTTACATGTCCTACGCCATACCCGTTAAAGAAGAAAAGAAAAAATTAATTCCATCAATTACTCATGTTGATGGCACGTGTAGAGTACAAACATTAACTATAGAACAAAATAAAAACTTCTATGAGCTCATAAAATTGTTCTACAGTAAAACAAATGTTCCAATATTATTTAATACTTCTTTTAATTTAGGTGGCGAACCTTTGGTAGAAACTAAAGAAGATGCTTTGGATACTCTTAAACGATCTAATATAGATTACTTATATCTACCCTAAGCACTACAAGCTTCACATTCTAAATCAGAATCTAAACCAGTTACCATAACTGTTGCATCAGAGCTATGTGGTTTACCTTGAATTGTATGTATATGAGGCACGTTTCGGTGTTCTAATAATTGTTTTTGTAATCTTTCGTTGTCTCTTTCCACTGCTAATAAACGTTCGTGGGTACGGCTCACCTTATCAGCAAGGGTAGCTATAGCCTTCAATACTTCTTGATTTTCCATAATATCTCCTTGATTTATAATTTTTGGGTGAGATCTAATTTAAACATGTGTACAGAGTATATCAAGCAATCTTTTATAAATTGTTTTCTTGACATGAATTTTGTGTTATGAAAGAGACATAAAAAGAATGAAAGCACAGACAAACGTTTTTGGTAAAATAGTTAAAAGGTATGACATACCTTTAGATGCTATTGATGACCTTAATGAAAAGTATGAACAACACAAAGAAACTTTAGAAAGCTTTGGTCCAAGATTAGCTGGAAGAATGGATTCAGAATTAAGGTTTACTAATTTTTTACATGAGGCAAAAGTAAGTAAACATATAGTTGACTGCATGAATGACTATATTGAAACATTAGAAAAAGTTGGTTTGTTTGTTGGAAATAAAGAATTAGAAATTTTAAATTGTTGGATTAATGATATGAAAGAATTAGAGTACAATCCACCTCATACTCATCATGATAATACAGGTTATTCAACCGTTATGTTTTTAAAAGTTCCAGAATTTATAAATGATGTAAAAGATCCTCATAAGTTTAAAGATGGTCAATTAGGTTTTACAGATGTAAACGGATCAAACTGCTCATGGTTTGAACCAGAAGTTGGACATTTTTATATATTCAAAGCTTCTCATCAGCATTTTGTTATGCCATTTAAAGTAAAAAATAAGGGAGATATTAGAAGATCTATGTCTTTTAATTTTATACAAAAAATTGTTTGATAAAAAAATAACTTTTTGTGCAACAGATGGAGATATGATTGAGGTATGGCCACATCCAAAACCAGCTAATAGATTTGTTCCTAATGAATACAAAAAATTAGAAAGACACGACAAGAAAAATTTACATGCACCTACGTTAAAAACATGTATGCCTTTTTTAGATTCAATGACAATGGGATATGTCATACCTTTTGATCAAGATTATGTTGTAGATCCAACTGAAAATGATTTTAGTGTTACACCAGCTAGTAGAAATCAAGAAGATTTTGGTTTTCATGGTAAAGCGCAGTTACCAAAAGAATGGCATAAAACTACAGGTGAGAATGCAGGTAAATTTCATAACAAATGGTTAATTAAAACTCCTCCAGGATATAGCTGTTTATTTATTCATCCTATGAATAGAATGGAAGAAAGATGGAAAATAATCGAGGGTGTAGTAGACACAGATACATATGTAAATTTAATTAATTTTCCTTTTATTTTAAAGAAAAGAGATGAACAATTTTTAATTAAACAAGGTGAGCCCATGGTACAGGTTGTTCCTTTTAGGAGAGAATCTTGGAAAGCATGGTCGGGTTTTTATATGGAAAAGCTACATGGTAAAACACTTAAAATGTTAAGTAGTAAATGGGTTGATAGATATAAAAATATGTTTTGGAACAAAAAAAGTTTTAGATGAAAGATAATTATAAGTATGTAAAAAACATGTTATCTGATGACATGGTTGAATTTTTATCTACGTATGCACTAAGAAAAGCTTCTGAAGGAAAAAATAGACCTGATGAACTTGTGCCCTTATCTACTTCTTTTCACGCTTTTCATCATGGTTCTGATATCTTTAATCACGTTATTCATTTTTTACAGCCTATTGTAGAAAAAGAAACAAGTTTGAAATTAAAACCTATTTATAGTTTTAACAGAATATATTTACCTGGCTCTGATTTACCAATACATAAAGATAGACCTTCTAGTGAGATAAGTGCTTCAATAACTTTAAAATATTTTTACAAAAACAAAGATTATAAGTGGCCATTATGTATGGGAAACAAGCCTATTCTTATTGAAAAAGGAGATGGTGTTATTTACAAAGGTTGTGAAATAGATCATTGGAGACCTGTTTTTAGTCAACCAGATGGTTGTTGGCATCATCAACTATTTGTTTTTTATGTTAATAAAGAGGGTCCTTTTAAAGATCTTCAAGAAGAAACAAATCAAGAAATAGTTAATTCTAATTTTGCATTAGAAGAAAAGTTAGAAAAAATTAAGAATAATTAGCGTCGTAAGCCATCCAATTTGCTAAGGCATTACTTGTTCCATTAGCTAAATCATCAGCAACAGCATTGTCATAAGCAGTCTGTGCAGCTTCTATTTGACCTTTTCTTGTTTCAGCCCAAGTAAGCAAAGCAGCAATAGTTGTAGATCCTACAGCATCACTTGTAGCATTTAAATCGGTATTACCTGTCATCATACCAGTAGAAGCATCTTTACTTTGAATTTCATTTTGTCCTTGTAGATTATTCCATATTACACAATGAATAGTGTTTGGACACCATGCATCTACCCAGTTTTTACCTTTGTCTGCCCAAATAATATGAAAAGAATCATCAACTAAAATGTTATCTCCGTTTTGAATTACTATTTGTGTTGCCATCAATATCTCCTAATGCTTTATAATATAGTTTACCACCACAAAAGGTGAGAATGAATTTGTTCCTGCCGCTGTAACAGAACCAGTTAAACTTGTTGTAATGTTACCAGTTAATGTTCCTGATAAAGTGTGAGAGTGGTTATGACCCGTTCCTGAACCTGAACTACCTGTATTTGATCCTGAAACTCCCGCTCTAGTTCCTGTAGCACTTGGACCACCAGGTGTTGCTACACTACCACCATTTGTTTTTTCATAACTGTGAGTGTGACCTGCAAGTTGTGCATTTGTAAGTGATGTATTTGAAATACTTCCTGTTACAGTCACAGATTGGTTTGAAGCATTGGTTGCAGCTTGGTTATTAGTTACCGCCACTGTTACTGTGTTTGCTCCACCAGTTCCTGCTAAATTGTATGTATTACCATCAAAACCTTGTGGCATTTTACCTTGTAATTGAGGAACGTTAAATGTTGTTGAACCATCACCAGATCCATAAGTTGTTCCTGTTACGGCAAATAAATCTGCATATGTTGATCTTGATACGGCTGAACCGTCACACAATAAATAACCTGCTGGAGCTGTAGCTTTAGTCCAAGGCTTGATTGCGCCTACTTCACTTCTGTTTACTATATCTTGTAAGTTAGCCATAATTAATCGTTATACTTTAATAACCAACCATTGTCACTGTCATAAAACACCAACGATATGCCAGCTCGGTTAGTTGAAATTGTTAAATCTGCTGCAGTCCCTTGTATCTTTTGACTGTTTCTTCCAACAGTAATGTTGTTTGTAGCTGCTGTTCCGTGTGAATCAATAATCTTTACTTGATTTCCAATTGAAGGAGAAGAAGGTAAAGTTATTGTTACTGCACCACCAGATGTATCTACAAATAAATTATCACCATCTGATGCTGTATAGTTACCTGACTTGTCTTGCCAAGCTTCACCTAAACCAGCAAGAGAAAAAATATCATACCAGTTAGTACCATCAGTAGCCACCATTCTGTATTTACCATTTGTAATAGTAACAGTGTTTCCTGAAGCACCTAGTCTAGCAGAAACATCTGCACCACCAGAAATGTTATTGTAAATACCGTAAGTTTTTTGTGTAGCTGGAAATTGTAAAGTATGTGTAGTAGAAACTGTTCCTGTAAGAATTAATTGATTTTGTCTAGCTTCGTTGTTTGCTTGAGTTTGAGGACCATCGCCGTTTGTTAGCGTAGTTGAAGTCCCAGTAGTAATTGCTTTAGAATAAACACCAGCAATAGCGAACTCAAAAACTTGAGAGAAGTTATTATTCGTAATAGTACCCCAGGTACCCGAATTTTCTCCTGATGTTTGTAGCTCTATTCGTAAGCCTGTTGAATAAGTTGAACTCATTTAATCTCCTAATAAAGTTTTAGTTATTATTTCAAAGTTTGTCAAAACTTTTTTTATGCAGCCTTATGAACTTCTGTCCAACTTATTGCTGAGTTAGAGTCATCTACAACAGACCAGAAGGTTCCTTGTAAATTCCCTGTGTTACTTGTAGCAGAAACTCCAGTCGGTGTAAAGCTTACATCTATACGAATATTCAATACCCCAGTAGATATAGTAGCAGCCACACTAGGTGCTTCATATACAGTTTCTTGAGAAGCTTGACCTATACTTGAAGTCATTCCAATACCAGTTACAGATACTGTAGCTCCAGCAGTTGTTGTAACGTCTCCCTCTGATAGAGTTAAAGCATTTCCTGTGACAGCTGTTGTGGCTCCTCCAGTAGCAGTTTCATCACCAAGAGAAGCTGTTGTACCTATACCTGTTAAAGTAAGATTACAGTCACCTGTCATTGTAATTGTGCCAGAGGACGATGTTATCGCGTTTCCTGATATATCAATTGTTGTAGGTAAAGTTCCTGTTGAAGAAACCATTCCATCTTCAGTAACAACGATAGTTAGATTGTTATCACCAGATATTGAGAAAGTACCAATCGAAGTTGTTGATTGAACACCAGTTACAAACACTGAAGTTCCTGGAGTTGAAACTGCTGAGTCTAGTTCAACACCTGTAATTGTTGGAGCAACATCTCCTTGATATGTTATTGTACCTGTATTTGTAGTTGTAGAGACTCCTGTTACTGCATATTCAGTTTCAAGGACGTTCCAAAGATTATCACTCCAACCAATAATTTCACCTGTAACTTGATTTGCACCACGACCCCAACCAGATTGAAATACACCAGCTGCATCTTCTTGTCCTAGAGAAGAAGTCATACCTAGTCCAGTTGCAGTGACATTAGAATCAGCAGTAACTGTTTCAGTGCCAAGAGCTGAAGTTATTACATTTCCTGTAGCAGTTACTTCTGCAACACCTGTAGCTACAGCAGTACCTAAAGTTGAAGTAGTTCCTAAACCTGTAACTGTTACATCTGCATTACCAGTTGGTGTTTCTTCTCCAAGAGAAGAAGTTAATGAAGCTCCAGATAATCCGTTGCCGACTGATAAAATGAAATCGCCAGTGCCCCATGAAGCAGCGTTCCATCCTAATGGTAAACTTGTTCCTACACCTCTATTCCATCCAGTAAGTAATTGATTGTCTACAATCGTTGGATTAGGCATTGTGCCTAACGATGTCGTTACGGCATTACCTGTCGCTGCATACTCAGAAATCTGAGTAGCATCTCCAATGGCTGTAGTTAATCCAATCCCTGTAACGCTAAATACATTTGTCGTAGTTAACGATACAGTTCCAACTGTGGAAGTGAGACCATTACCTGTAGCATCTACAGGTGCTTGTAAGTTCCAAGCACCTGAGTTCCAGGTTTGTCGGCCCCATCCTTGAAGAGAGGCCATAATTTATTCTCCTATGCGATCCTTAAAATTGCAGCAGTTGCTTCAGCAGCTGGGAACGTAATTGTAAATGTTCCTGAAGTTGAAGTTTTAACTGCACCAAAATCTAGTACACAAACAGATGCATTGGTAGTCAAACCAGATACAGTTGAACTATTATAAATTACAGCAGCTTGTGCTGAAATAGTTGCACTTGTAAATGAAATGTCAGCAAAATCACAGACAGCAGTGTCTGTAGATAATGCAGGAGTAACAGATGTTAATGCTCCACCACCTTCAGAATAAGTTCCTGAGTTTGCTACTTCATCAGTTTGTTGAAAAGCAGTTGTTGATTTGCTTAAAGTTGCTTCGTTGTCGTATAATGCTAGTTTAAAAGCGTTCCCTGTCGTTGCCGTAAAGTTATGTAGGCCTTTCAGGATCTCCACTTTAAAACTGTTGCATACAGCT